TGTTCCTTTATCTGGTATTGCAACAGGCGAGTCTATTACTGCGGCATTAGATTTAGGAATGGCTACAAAAAATGTATCGGTTAGTGGATATATTATTGATGATACAATCACTAAAGTCTTTGATGGAACTACTACAACACGAAAATTTACTGCTCATGAAATAGCACAAATGATTGCATCGGGTGTAGATTCAACAGGTTTGGCTAAAAATCAAGCGTTTTCAGAATTAGTTGTCCTTATGCCATCTTTTGTTGCTAGTGATTATAATTATCGAGGAACTTGTAGCATTACCACACATAAAAATAAAACAGATTGTGAAGAAGCAGGTGGAACTTGGACACAAACAATAGATGAGAATTCTAATAGAGAAGATGGAATTAATGTTCCTTTGATGTTTGGCTCAAGAGGTGGCGCACTTAGTTTAGATAATGCAAGAGTTCCGTTACCATTAACAACATTTCCAGACAGCGATTCAGAAACAGGAATCACAGGATTCGTAAGAAGTTTTTCATATGAATTAAATGCAGAAACCTTTGAAATCACATTTACTTTAGAATTTGAAGCAGCAAACATTTTCCCTTGAGGTGAATTAAATGTATAATACATTAATAGGAGAGAAGAGAAGTTTAGTCTTCCCTGTTATGTGTAATGCTCATGTTAAATTACCTTATGCAGATAATATACCTGATACTAATTCAAATACAGATACTTCTGATGATATTGCTTATGGTCTTTGGGCGCATGAAGGTTCTTTTACCTTTGAAAGTATAATTACTCCTTATGATGTAAATGGATATGGTAAATTTTCAACAGGAGGAACAATACCAACATTTACTCCATCTAAGAAAATAATGCCTTCAAATCATCATCAAAGTTCTCCAAATAATTATGAAAGCCAACTATATTTACCAGTTACAGGAGGAAGATTAACTCATGAAATGAGAATATTTGATAATGATAACTTTAAAATATCTTTATTAAATTCTACATTATTTAATGAAAATCAACCTGCTGAATACAAAATAAAAGCAGAATTAACTATCGGAACAACTACTGAAACATTTACATCTGATAAAGTAATTCTTCCTAATTTTTCGTATTACATGAAATATGACCCGACAGATTCTCAAACTTATGTAAATAATGAAGGGTTTTCACAATATAGATATACACAGAATGTTTTTATTGGAAATCATTCTGCTGGAGATACCGTCATCAACGCATGGGCGAACACTTTTGCAGCAGGGCAAGAACTGTTCATTTTTGATACCATAAATGGCTTTAGGTCAGTCGGAACGATAGCCTCAGTAGGGGTGAGTAATCTTACGCTATCAAGCGGTCTTCCCTTCGATGTAGCCACCACAACCCGCATATTTGTTAAGGGCTTTGCAAATCCATCTTACATAAATAATACCTATCATATAGCGTTTGTTCTTAATGATAACGGTAATTCTGTAAATATATTTCTTAATGGTAGAAATATTTTATCTTCTTCCCATAGCGTAAAAACAACATTTAGTTTTGCTAGAACAGATACCTTTTTAGGTGCTAACGGAACACTATCAAAAGGAACAAGTTCAGCAATTACAAATAAACAATTTATGGGAGAATTTCACGAACTTTCAATTATTGATATACCTAAGTTAAAATTTCCAAATGTAAATACTTTATTACCTTCTTTAGATGAAACATTATTATATTTAAGATTTGAGGAGATTGATTTATAATGGCACAAAATCTTAAAGTATTAGGTGTTGGTCAAGACCCAAGCACTATTGATTTAGGAAGCACAAAACAATATAATGTTCCAACTAATCCCAAGTTTACTTCTGAAGGAACTTTTTCTTCATCAATATCTAATGGTGTTGAACAAACTCGTTTGTATTCTTTAATTTATCCTAGCCATCTAACAAGTGCAGTTTCAAGCGGAGAATTTACAGAAGTAGGAGTATCTTCTTCTAATACAATACGATTTAATTTAGCAACTACAAATGGCTCTAGAATTAAATGTTATGACTTTAATACAGGAGAAGGAATACCACTAGGTTCTGCTAATTATGATTCAGAATATCATTACTTTGTTTTAATTCATGCTAAAAATCACTTAAAGCATCATTTTGCTAGAGTAACAAAGATTCTAACAGAAGATGCAGAAGGTGATGCATTTGCATTTGAACCCGCATTGGGTAACGAAATTGAAGTAAATACAGATTTTATGCTATTTAAAGGCCCTCATAAAACCACTAATGCGGTTGCCTTTTCAGCAGGAATAAAACAAAACTTACAAGAAAGTTTAGTTTGCTCAAAACCTTTATTTTACTTTTTAAGAACTAATGAAAAACACTTTACTGCAAATTTATCTAGCGGAAGTAATTTAATTGCAATTTCTTCTTTAAGTGGTATTGAATCTGGGAATTTACAGAAAGGCATGAGATTATCTGGAAAAAATATTCCAGAAAATACAACTATTGATTCAATAACTGCTACTTATATTGTAATGTCAAATAATGCAAGCGGTTCTTCAACAGGACAATTAATTACAATAGAAAATTATAGCAAAGAATATACATTAGATAAAAATGGAGAATTAAATCATAATACAAAATATACTGCTGCTATTTCAACAACAAATACAAGTGGGGCAATAAATACTTTCTACTTTTCTGTATTTGGAACAATGCAGGACTTTAGTAACAAAATTTTAGATTATAGTAAGTATTCTATGAAACTTGAATTAGTCGATAAATTAAGAGAATTAGATGGAAACCATGCAAAGGGAATAGGTAGCGGAAGTGCAAATAGTAATGAAGATACTTCGTTATCTGCTTACGACTATACTGACTATGCTGAAACTTTATTAAATTCTAGAAGGTCTTTAGCCGACGCAAAACAATCTACTTCTGACGATAAAAGTGGCCCAATTAGATATGTCCATTATGACTATTCTCCCAAAAAAGTAAATATTATTTCTAATGTTTTAGATATGGAACTAGAACAATCCTATGCTCCTAGAGGCAGTTTTGCTTCTTCAAAAATCATTGATAATAGTAAAATGATGGGAGTTAAAATAAATGACTTTGAAAAGTATAGAATTAGGCATAGAGTTTTTAGAGGAGAATTATCTGAATTTGTAGATATTCCCGCAAAGGTTAATGCATTTAATAGTGGGAGAGAATATTTATTCCATTCAGATTTTGAATTATATAATTATTTAAATGTTGGTGATGAAGTAAAAATAGGAGATTACATTTTATTGGTGGAAACTTTACCAACAAACGGTCTTGGTTTTCAAGATTTAATAAGAACCGAAGATTCTCAAGAATTTAAAACTACAAGTCAATTAGGATTATCTTGGTCTACTCTATTGACATCAGGCCAACAACTGCAAAGAAGAGCATTTAACTTCACAGATAGGACTTTATTATCTTCTTTTAATATCGTAGAAAATAGAGAAAGGGAACTTTTTGTTAGTATAGTTTCCAAAGACTTTGAATACTTAGAAGCCGAAGTAATTGCATCAATTTCTAAATTAGGATTACTTTACCTAAGATTTGATGAAAAAGCATACTCCAATACAGAAACATCAATGAGGTATGCCACAGGTATTTTTAATATCGAGATAGAAAGATTTACAGGAAAGATTGAAAAAATAGAAGCATTTAAAGAAGGCCAACAAAATTTTATTAAAATTGAAGGAAGAGATGAATTTAGTCAATTACTTGGCCCTATTGTAAATAGAAATACTGTTTTCTCAGAAGATATTATTTATAGCACAAATAGTCCATATAATACATTAATTAGTCTTTCTTCTACTGGCGTTTTTGGTTTTGATACTGATGAAATCACAAATACTTCAAGTATTAGTTTAGCGGCTGGAGATAAGATATTTGCTGAAATAGATAATCATTTTGTTTATGTTGGTGAAATACTTGCTGCAACCACAAATGCTACAACTCATACATTAACAGAAAAAGGATTTGCAACGACAACGGCTTCGGGTAAATCATTATACAAAGCAAATAATAAAAACTATGTTATGACTAAAGCACTATCTTCCAATCCTCTAGTTTCTTCTGAAACTTCTTTGAAAGGTTCAGCCGATAAAGGAATTTTCTTTTCTGGTGGAGCAATAGTTGATTCTAGCAAAAATGCTTCTGAAGGAACTTCTTTAGTAGGCACAAGTTCTAGCAATAATGAAAAAGGGGTTGGTCATTATATAAGACAACCTAAAGGAATATCTTCAGATAATTACTTTCAATGTCAATTAACTAATAAGGCACAAGATGTAAGGCAAACATTTGATACAGTAAATACTTTATTAGATTTTGAAATTTTAAGTGTAAACGAGGAAAACGGAAATCAAGTATTAGAAATAGCCCCGTATATGCCTTTAACTTTAGGGCGTGTTGAAATAAATTATGCAAATACTAGAAATACTACATTTACAGACATAGGTAATCCTCTTGCAACTACTGAAACCCATTTCTTTGAAATCACAGTTAATGAAAATGGTGATGATTTTTTATCTACTTCCACAGATAAAAGAAAGTGGCATAATAAACCTGTATATAAAAATGGTGAATTTTTAGGATTTATTACCTTTGTTACTCTAAATACTGATTATGCTACTGTAAGGGTTTATCTAGATAGAAAAATTACTACGGCCACTACTGATACTATTCAAGTATTGACTTATGCCTCAACAACAATTGATACTAGTAGTAAATTAACCCATGAATTACATTTATTAAATGGTGGGCATTTGTGGAATGGTAAAATTATTTCTTCATTAAATCCAAATACGACTTCAGCAGGAAAAGTATTTTCTTTAGATTATCCTAAAATTTATAATGCAACGGGAGCAAATTATTCTTATTCTATGGCCTATGGGCCACCTTATTATAATATCTATAATTTAGAAAAAGGAAATATTAATTCAAGACAAATAAGAAATCACATATCTAGTATTGAACGGCCAAATATTTTTGAATATTATTCTGAAAAGCCCAGTAAAATTGGATATTATGCCAGCACGAATAAATTTGGATTAGGTCATACTTATTCAGTCGCAACTTTAGTTGATGATATTATAGGAACAGATAAAATTTTAGGTGCGCTTTTTCCGCATGGATTGGCAGAAGCAAGAGGATTTATTCCAAGTCAAGGTTCTAAGTTTTATGATACTATTATACATAAAAGTGGCGGAAGTTCAGATATTGTTGCATTAGACAATGACCAAATTCATTCATCGAATACTGTTTCTATTTCTAGTTCTGATTATTTAAGGAGTAATCCTCTTTTCTTGAAAGATTATTTTGGTCATATTGATGCTAAAGTGGCAAGAATGTTTTTGTTTAGTAATAGTGATTTAGAACCATATAGTAGTTTAAGAGAAGACAGCCTTATGTATATTGATGGTAGTTCAAACTCTAAAGATATTAAAAACTACAAATTTTTTGCTAAGAAAAAATCAATAGAAACCACAAACTTCGACACGAAATCATTAACAACAGGGCAAACAGTATCTATTAAAAATAATGATGAAGATTATATATCATGTGATATTATTTCAGCCGATAAAACATTATCGGATTTAACTAGATTTTCTATGATGAGATTAACAGAAGTTTGTTATGATTGGGCTTTTAATCAATTTGACCCTGAAAATATGCCCAGTAAGGACAAGACTATGCCACCTTTAGGATTAGAACAGAATATTCTTAGTGCAACAAATAGTGTAAATATTATCGCATATGATAATAGTGCTAAAACTGTAACAACCAGCCTAACTGCCACAGTTGGTGGTTCTGGGCTTTCTAATGGAGATATTCTTTACGATGCTCAAGGGAGGTTAATTGGAACTGTTGATAGCCAAAGTTCTACTACTATCACATTTGATAATGCACCTATTAAAACAAATGGAACTTCTCATACTTGTGCTTTAGGGTATGTTATTACTAGCGGAAATAGAAACCACGATTTATTTTCTGGAAATGGGAAAGGAGATACATTTATTGATTTTGGTCAAGAAGTCAGTATGTTAAAAGGTTTGGCTATGCAAAAATCACTTGAAGCAGATGGTTGGGGTAGCAATAAATCAAGCGGTGCTGATAGATGGAGAGCCGTTTATTCTCAATCTTTCGGCAGTAATGGAATTCAGGATGCTCATTTAGTTTTGCCTTTTTCATACAATGTAAGAAGAAATACCTTGACAATAGAAAAAACAGTTAAACTTTTTAATACATTTAGAAATATTTTTAGCATTGATGATAATTTATCTAGCAATTCTAACAATTATGCTAATAATTTAATTCCTGTATTTTTAGATAGATATGGGGTAGAAAATGGAAGTTCATTAGCAGAACAAGGAATGGCAGGTGGAGATATTATTGATGCTAGAGTAAATGATGGCTCAAACGCAAGTAGTAAAGATACTATTACAATGGCTGGTAATCACGCACCCTTCGATAACGAAACGGATGATATAGTCGGAGTGGCTTATGATAATTCTGCTGATGGAGTATTTTTAGCATTTAAACCTACATTAGTTCTGAATAAGAATGATTTGACTTCTAGAGTAACAAAAGGCGGAGGAAATGTTTATGAAATAGATATTGCTTCAAGTGCTGAAAATGAATATCTAGACTTTGTTGATTTAACTGGTTGTTATTTAGTCTCAGAACTAGGTTATGGTTTGGGAGAAGATGGCAGTTTTGAATTAGCGGGTGCTTCTTATTCTTTAGATGATAGTGTTCCTCTTCATATATGTTATGTCATTTCCCATGAAATAGATGTAACGAATACTACTAAAACTCATAGATTAATTTTAGATAATAATTGGACCGTATCTAATAATATACGTTTTAGAATCATGCAACCCAATCATACCTGTTTTCATAGGTTTTCTCCTAAAGAAATCAAACTACAAACCAGAAGTTCCCGATATACTAAAATGCCTTCTTCCGACAGTTGTTATAATGGAATTAATTCTTTTTATAATAGAAATTCTAAAGGTGGAAGAATTACAGCAACAACCTCTAGAGGAAACAATGAAGGCATACTTTCAATGTATGTTCTCATTGATTGTGATAATCAAAATTCCAACTTAAGTGAAACACATACGGTTATTAGACATAAAAGCAGTTATCCAAATATTTTGCCATCAGAACCAATAATTGTAAATATTTCCGATGGAGACAATAATCTTAAAACTGAAATAAGTTATTCTTCTCCGTCTTTAACAATTTTTTCAGGTATTAATGAAACAATAACATTTGGGGCGATGAAAGAAATGTTAGGTGTAGTCTCAATTTCAGAAACTCTAAATATTACAGTTAATGGTGAATTAGATGGTGATTTTACGAGGGCTTGTATTGGTTCTACTGTTGTAGTTGCAAACGAAGCAGATGCTCTTATTGATACTTTGTTAAAGGATAATAATATAGAAGTAGATGTAAAAGAAAGCGATTATCCTTTATTCCTTGCACCTAATTATCAAGGTGTTGATTTGTTCTCAGCAATTAATTTTCTTTTAGAAAGAAAAGATAAAAGCATCATATATGAATATGATAAATTTAGAGTTCTCGATAAAAAAGACAATGAGTTTTATAGCGAAGTCATTCTTGAAGAAAATGGAGAATTACAGATATATAATTTACAAAAGGAAGCAAATATGTTTAACGTGTATAATGAAATTATTGTATATGGAAAAAACCATAGAGGAATCCGTAAAAGAAATAAAAGCATTAAAAAGATTGGAATTAAAACTCTAGAAGTCCATGAACCCGAACTTGGTTCACAGGAAGAAGTAGATGAAAGGGCAAGAGTATTGAGAGAAGTTCATTCAGAAGATAGCAACAATAGATTATTTAAGGTAACTATCGGTCATTCAGGAATTTCTCAGTTAAGAACTGGAGATTTAATCAGATTAAATATTCCTAGAGAAAACATAGATAACGAACAAGTTATAGTGCTGCAAATAAAGCATTTACTTAATGGCTTAATGGAATTACAGTTGGGCAAATTTAGCAAATTACTAGAAGATATGTTCGCAGAATTACAAATTAAAAACAAAACCATTGATTCTAGTTTAAGAAAGCAACAATATGGAGAAGAAAATATTGTTAAAGTAGATATAGAAGACTTCTTTAAAATCAAACAACTTAGACTATTAGTGAGAAAAAGAACCTCTTCTAGTTCATTTAAGTTAGGATTCGGAATAGCATTAAATACAGGAACAACCACGCTTGGCTATGGGGTCGGCACAGGCATTACATTCGCTACTTTGATAGATGAGGAATTAATATGATAACAGAAAAAACAAAAGAATTAATTGCAACATACTTAGCAGGTCTTGTAAATACTGCAAGTAGATTTGATATTGGAATTGGCGGTAATGCGACAAGCCCTGCATCTACTACCTTAGATGTTCCACTTACAACAGTTCCAATAACTATCGGTGCAGTAACGGCTGATAATGTAATTGAATTTCAAGCAATCTTTGATGGTGCAGATTCTACAATGACAGGAAAAGTTATTCGTGAATTCGGGATAACAGACGGAACTAATCTTCTAGCAAGAGTTAATTTTGATGGAGTTGGCCCTTTTGCATCAAATGAAGATTTAGAAATTTTTTATACAATAGAGGTGGAATGATATGGTAGACTTAAATCCGCATCAATTTAGCACACAGACGACAGGTGTAACTTTTGGCCAAATAACAGACAATACTGATTTTCCACATACAGGTTTAATAAAAGCATTAAGTCTTATGGCTAAAGGAAACATGGCAGTAAAAGGTTCAACAACAGATTTTGATATTACTCAAGCAACAACTGGAAATGTTATTCAAGTTGCCGCAGGTAGAATATTCAAAGACAATAAATTAACTGCTCAAGTAAGTGCTGCAAATTTTACTTCTAGTGCATTTAATACTACAACTGGAAGTAGTTTTTATCATTTATTAGTCGTAGATTCTTCTAACGTATTACAAGTTAGAAAACACGGAAGTTCAACTTCCGATAAAATCCCAGAATACACAGAAGGAGATACTATTATTGCAGTAATTATGTTTAATTCATCTACTGCTGCTTTAGGAAGTATGCAGATTCAATTTTTAACAACAAGTAAATTTGAAAATAGTTTAAGTGTAGGCTATTCTACTGGTTCTTCGCCTAATCAAATTTATAACGAAGCAGGTTCTTTAACAGGAGATAGTAATGGAATTACTATGACAGGATTATACAAACTAGATACTTTACCTACTGCTACTGTTGCGGGTGCTGATAAAGTAATTATTCAAGATTCGAATGATTCTGATAAAATTAAAACGGTAACGGCTACTTCTATTGCTGCATTAGCAACAGGCATTTCTAATGTAGTAGATGACACTTCTCCACAATTAGGTGCTGATTTAGACACAAATAGTTTTAACATAAAATTTGATGATGCACATGGTATTTACGACGATGACAATAATGAACAAATGGTATTTCAAAAGACGGCAAGTGCTGTTAATTATCTAGATGTAACAAATGCCGCTACTGGAAATGGGCCAACTATTGAAGCCGTTGGAACAGATACTAATATTGACCTCAATATTAAATCAAAAGGCACAACAAGCCAAATAAAGGTTAATGACAATATGACGTTAGATAATGGCTATATACAAATAGGAACACAAGATTCAAGTCTAGTAGTGGGTGGTTCGGGAACATCAGCAGGATATGATTTGCTTATTTCGGCAGGTTCTACTTCTAAAGGCTCAAATAACCTTGATGGTGGAGATTTGATTTTAAAATCTGGAGGGGGAGATGGAACAGGAACATCAGTTATGACTTTCTTTACAAAAGTGGATGGAACGGATGATACTGCTGAAAGAATGAGAATTGACACTTTAGGTAATTTATTGATTGGTTCAACAGGAACATCAAATACTAAATTAGGAGTAGCGGGTGCAGTTAAAGCAACTGCATATCATACAACAATAGTGGAAATAGTAGGTGGGCCACCTACTGCTCCTACTGTTACTTTAAACCCAGCAGTTCATGGAACAATACTTACTCAAACTCAATTTGCAGGAGGGCCAAATGCATTAACATTAATAATGCCAAATGGTGCGGCTACTTTGGTTGGTTGGAGTTGTAAAATTTTATGTAGAAACAATGCAGGTGGGCCTGATAATTTACAATTAGTAACACAAGGTTCAGATGAAATAAAAGATATTGCTGGTGCTGTTGTTCTCGCAGATGTTTCAACTCCTTACAGTTTAACATCAAATAAAGCCTATGAATTGACTTACATAGATAATAATGAATTTATATTATATCAAATCAACTGATTAATATGAAATTATTCATTATGGCTATTATAGCCTTTATCGCAGGTTTTATATTAACTTGGCTCGGAACAATAGATGAAAAATGGTAAATTTGAAAATCCAAAAAAAAAGAGGGAAGGCGACCCAAAAGAGCCACCTCCCCTCAAATAGTCTTAATTGACCAAATTTTCTGACATTCCCGACATTCCCACAACTTAACCTGTTCGGGAGAACCTACATAAAAACCCAATAGACGCTTCGCTAACGTCTTATTTCCACAATACGGGCATTGTTGTTTCAATCCCATTACTGTCCATCTTCCTTGTTTCTCATCAATCTTCTCATGTAATCTTCGACGCTATCATCGGTGATATTTGTTCCACCGAAAGCGGCAAAGAAAAGCAATAAGAGAACTGTTAAGAAAACAAGAAGAAAGAACCAATCCCAGCCTTCCATTACCATTTCACCTCTAATTCTACAAACTTTTCTTTATCGACAGAAAATGCTTTGACAATCCCATTGTCTTGACCATACTTCCAAAGGTCATATACTAATTGAGTATCTTTCATACAATACTCAACAACTTCATCATATTGACCTGCCTTCCATAACTTAGGAGCATCAGCACTATCCATGAGTTTAAAATCATTCATTGTGCATTTAACTAAATTACTTAATGGGAATCTTTCGCCATGTTCTTTGGTTAAGATTCTGCTAGTATCAATATATCTTTTATCTTCTAGATATTGCTTAATACAATAAATATCCATAGAGTCCTTCAGAATAGGCAAATCAAATGCGGCAATATTATGTCCTAGTAATACTCCACCTTTCTGAAAATGCTCATCTAAATCATACTTTAGTTCTCTTAAAGACTTTACAATATGACCAGATTTAGCAAAAGAATCAACGGGTTCATCAACATAAACAGTTCCAGTATTTCCATCCCATGTAGCAACGGTTGATACTTGAAACATATGAGTATTACCAAAACCGCCTATGTCATACGACATATTCTTTGTTTCAATATCGAGAGCCATTACTGACATTTATCTCAATCCTGCGACCAAAGTTTAGAAATCTTTTCTGTTTCTTTATCTACTTCTGGTTCTTCATCAATATCAATTCTTCGCTTTAAGAAGCAAACAATATTACTGCCCGCTACTGTTAGCATAGAACAACATTCCCAACCATCAGCACCATATGTATCTAATGATTCTATGATTACTTTTGGCCCTTTTGATACTTCAAACACTAGGTATGTATTTTCCCATTTCATTTCTTTTCCTCTCCTTTAAATTTAATAAATACTGCTCGGCCTTGTTTTTCTATTTCAAATAGGTTTTCAATTGATTTAAAGTAGTTGTAAACACTAGCCTGACTTTTCTTGCTTTCTCTTTTCACTTCTGATAAGAAATCCTTTTTACTTATGAATCCGTCTTCATCTTTTTCCATAGCAACATAAACAGTCTTAAATGTGCTTAACATTGACTTTTCAGTAACCGAAGTTCGACGGACACGGAGGCTACGTTCAAGCCATGCGACAAGGGTTATATAACACTTTTCGGCAATCTGTCCTGCTTGTTCGACGTTTTTACCCGTAACAATGAATCTCTTATCTTTATTCTTAATACTTCTAGATTGAGCAATAGAACATAAAACTGCCATCTTTTTAAGATTTTGATTTAATCGAGTAATAAATACATCAAGGATTTCTTTTACTTCCTGTCTAGCATCTTTGATATATCTATCCATTTTATCATACTCGAATAATAATCTATCTCTAGCATCTTGAGTATAATTCATAGTTTTAAGAGGGTCGCAACCTACTTCAACAAATCTTTCTTTTACAAGATTGTATATCTCAAATAAGTTATTAGCGAATCTTTCTGTCGGAGGTTCTTTTCTTTCAGTAATAATTCCAAACTGACCAATCAATTCTCTTCTGATTTTATCTTGGATAAAAGAAGGAACATCATGAACATACATGACCATTCTCGGCAAAACACCTGTTGTAGCCATAATCTCTTGAAGGTTTCTTGGGGGGTATGTCATTGATACTACTGTTCTTTGACAATAACAAGACATTTCTCCACCTTCTTTTAACTGCTTGTTAATTACCCATGACTCTCCAGTTAATGAATTCATTAGTGTATTTAAGTAAACAATAGAACTTGATTTATGTTGGCTTTCTTTAAATACTCCAGAATATTCAAACTCATCCCAATGAGCCAATCCACTTCCTTCTAAAGCACCCGCTATTCTTTCAAAATAAACATCACCAATTTCGCCACCATGAGTTTCTGCATCTTCATCATTCTTAATGAGTTTCTTATCCATATAACCAATTAAAGCGGCATCGGTATAATCAACAAGAGAAAATATATCAAAAGATGTGTCCATTACCTTTCCATCATCTATTAAAGTTGGAGGGTGTTTTCCTGTTTCATTAATTTTTTTGTATAGAGATTTTGCAATAGGCCCGACAAATCTCCACATTGTAGATTTACCTGTTCCAGATGTTTGAATCCAACACAAATGAATTCTAATATCATCTGATAAATCGCCATCAGGAATATGCACAAAGTCTTTACATACTGAACTTAGTAAATTAAAAAACATTAATGATGCGGGAGTATCATTATATTTTGAATAACTAGTTGCGGTATCAGCCCATGCTTTCATAATAGCGGGTAGTTCCGTTTTGACTACGCTCATTTCTTCTGTAAATTGAGCATAATAATCTTCTTCATTCATTTCATATTCATCTATCATAGTTTCACCTTATCTTCTGAATTTAATACATTAAGTATTCTGTCTGCTAATACCTTTCCAAACCCATCTAGTTTCTGTATGTCAAAACTAGTTTGTTCTCCTATTTCCATAACAGACCCAAAGGTATCAATTAATACCTTTGCTTTTTTATAGGATACGCCTTTGATGCTAGTTAAAATATCAAGTCTTAAATCGTCGGTGCTTATTCTCTTAAATACTTGTGGTCTTATAACTTCTCTTTCTATTGGTTGCATTTTACAAATCGCTGTAATTATCAATGATGCTTCTTCTTCGCTCTTTACCCAAAAGGGTTTTATATCCGTGTCTAATACAATTCTACCTATTGCTCCTAGAAATTTATTTGATAACATAATCTTTCTAGAAGCGATAGGTAATTTGCTTTTACTGTGTTCAATAATATTGTATATTCCTTCTGATAAATCTCCATAGATAATTACAACATTGTTCTTGTAATGTCTATCCATATTATCTAGTTGAGTCCATAGTCTTTTAGACATTACAGACCCAATGAAATCTACAACAGATTTTGCTTCAAAGCATACATCAGAAAAGACATAATCTCCTATCTCTAACCATTTCTTTTCCGTTTGTATATTTAGAATTCTTGCCCGTTCTTCAACGAGTTTAACTAATTTAGAACCTTCTTTTTCCCTACTATCAATTATCAACATTTGGAAACCTCCAACATTTACCTATACAATATCCTTCTGAAATAAGTTTATCACAAGAAGGAGTTTTGTAATTACCATGCACCGTAAAACGTGCATGTTTGCGTGTTTGTCCTTCATCCCAGTCTAACCAGACTTCATCATTATTTTCAGCAATAGATTTAATCTCTTCAACAACCATATCTAAAACTTTATTCTTTTCTTCCAATGAGGTAAGATTAGTTCGCAAAGTCAATAAATCTCGATACCAAGATACAAGATATGCTCTCGCTAAATGCGAAGGATTCTCCGTCATTACTGCGTTATGCAAACACGGCAACATTGGAAGTTTTCCTTCATAGAACGG